AGGTAGATCAGGTCGATGCCGCCGAAGGCGCCGAGGGAGCGGAGGACGCCCACGTCGATCTGGCCGGAGCCAGCAGGGCGCTCGGTGCCGGTGAATTCGTGGACGCCATAGGTCTGGGTGGTGGGCTCGGCGTCGGCGGTGTTGCCCTTGAGGACGAGCTTTTCGGTGGTGGCGTCGCCGCCGTGCAGCGTCTGGCCACCAGCGCGGCCCAGAAGCTTCGCGAGGCCGGAGAGTGGGGCCTCGTCGATGTCCAGACTGATGTCCACACCGGCCCCATCGACGGCTACGTCGAAGCTACCCTTGTAGTCGATGGGGTTGGCGGCGGCCTTGACGAGCACGCCGCCCTCATAGATATCGGGCGCACCACCCCCACCGCCGCCTGGGAGATTGCCGAGTTGTACCCGCTTCTTAATGTCCCCAGCTGCCGAGTCCTCGATGACCATCAGGTCGGCCGCGACCGGCGTCGCCTTCTCGGTGATAGCGGCTATCTCACCTGCCACATTATCGTGGATAGCGGTAGCATCGCTTACTGCGCTGTGCTGGCCTGCACCGTGGGCTTCGGTGTGGTGAGCGTCAGCAGGAGAATCGGTAAGGTCAGCGTGGGCCATGACCTCCTGCATCTGTGCCAGGTTGAGCTTGGTGCCCGCTGTGAGTCCCGCATATCCGCTAGCGGCGTCCTTCTCGGACTCCTTCTGGTAACCCGTGTGAGGGTCAGCGGCACTTGCATGGTCAGCTACCTGGGCATCAACGATGTCTACCCAGGTAGTGCCTCCATCAGTATTGACATAGAGCCTTTCAGTGGTGGTACGCCAATAGAAGGTGCCTTCAGGCGCAGTGTGGACAGGTACAATAGTACCCTTCTGGAGAGAGGCTACATCAATGAGTGTGTGGCTGGCATTCCAGTCAGACGGCCGAACTAGCTCTGCATCAGGACCATCGGTCTTGGTACTGACCTTGGTGTGTGTGACTGCTACCGTCATATGGCACTACCCTGTTGAGGAGGAGCACTCCTAGTAGCACTCCCTGGTGGAGGCTCAGGAGCCTTCGTACTACTACCTCCATCCGGCACCTTGGCTACTTGGGCGGACTGGGGAGTAGGGGAAGGAACCACCTGAGCCCCCGCGTTGGGAGTTTGGTTCGGCAAGGCTAACTCTTTTGAGGCTGTGAGAGTATGTATTCTGCCAAGGCACGGATTTTGGCGTCTAGGGTATCAAAGGCATTGATATCCTGGTCCGCAGCTTCTAGAGCTTCCCGAAGCCATTTCTTTGTCTTAGCGACGGCCACGATTGCCACTCCTTCCTTTGGTCTGGGATGACTTACTACGAGAGGCCTTAGACTTCCCCTTGGACTTACTCTTGCTAGGACTAAGGCCTGCTACTTGACTGGTAGTACGTGGTACCATGCCATGCTCAACTCCGTGTAGTAGCCTCATCTGAGCATCGGCCTTGGCCTTGGAGGTAGATTTGGCATGGACCTTGCCAGTACGGGTATTCTTGACCTGGTATCCATCCACCTCACTTGTGGTGTATGGCATCTGCAACCTCCTAATAAATCAGTGTTGGGGGTGGCCGCCCTGGCGGTAAGAACGGCCACCCCAGCCCCAAAGAACCCGCGGAGATTGTCTTAGGTCAGTTTCGCCAGCCCCTCTGCCAGGTCCACATCCGTCTCCTTGGCAGCCAGACTGAGCATTGGCTCCAGGTACGCTGTGACATCGTTGTACACAGGTGTGGTACCCGTGATGATGTATGCCAAGCGGACCTTGGTTACAGTCTGGCCGGATGCAGGCTTCGGCACGTAGACGGACCGCATTATGCGGATATCATCATCAGCACCGTCTAGGAGAGGGAACTCACCGATGTGGAAGTATGTACTACCCCCATCGATGGATGCCTCGACCTGGAACCTGGCCGTTGGAGTTGTGCCAGTAATCGCCGCTGTCTGAAGGCTGACATCAGCACGGAACCCGCCCTCTGTGTCAACCGCTGTCTGCTGGCCTGTGGCGGTAATGTCCGCCGCATTGGCCAGTCTTAGGTTAACGTCCTTAACCATGCGTTGTTCCTCCTAGCTGGAGTCCTGTACTGCTTGTTCCCTGAGACGCTCCTGTTCCTCAACGGAGACTAAGCGAGAGGAACTGCCATCTGCCATTATCTCCTCCGGCGTCTGGTCATTCTCCCACTTATATCCGTCTCGGAGCCAACCACGCCCAGGCTGGTAATAGTCGATACGGAGGGCCTTAGCCTGGTCAAGGGTCCTAGCCACTTGGCGCTCCTGAGTCCTAACAGTACCATCTCCGGCTTCAATCTCAACTGAACGGTAGAGATTGTTACCGCGCTGAAGGACACCAGGACCATAGGGACTTTCAGGAACAGGCCCGTCCTGTTCCTGAGGTAGTGACTTAAACTCCATGACCATTGGCTAACCCTCCTGGCTACTAAGCGTTGGTAATGCCGTACAGGCGCGCTGCACCACGAGGGTGCTTGACACACATACCGCAGAACCACTCGATACGACCGAGGTGCTTGGGTGCAGCCTGAATCTCACCGAAGTCCTTGACGGACGGGAGAGACTTGGCCTGGATACCCATCACCTGGTCTGTGCCGAACTTGACGGCGTAGACACTGGCGCAGTCGGCAGTACCGTCACCTGGGTCCTCATCATAGCCCAGGATACTGGAGCCGTCATCCTCACGGCGAACGACTCGGATAGGCGTACCTGCATACGCCATCTGTTGCTTGCCAAAGGCATCCTGGGTGAAACTGATGAGGGAGGAACCAGTCTGCGCTCGGACAAGAGAGGTGACCTTACGCCTGACAGTAGGGCTCATAAAGAGCACCTTGTCGGCGTTGTCACCAATGACCGCATCCAGAAGCGCGTCGAGGTTGGCCAGGGTGATAGCACCTCCACCGGAGGCATTCAGAATCTTCTGGTTACCTGCCAAGCGCTTGCGAAGGCCATCGAAGGCAAATGCGTCCGTGGCGGTATCACCCTCGAAGAACGTCTCCGAGAACTTGATACCGACCTGACGGGCCTTCATGCGATACTTCTCGGACTTGATGGGGAGAAGGTTCCCCATGACTTCGACCTCGAAGTTGTCGATAGAGACTTCGCCGCCCAGGATGACCAGCGGCTCGAACAGTGGATTGATGACACCGGCATCGGCAGTGTATGTACCGCCGACCCCACGGAAGGCAACGGTGCCGAGTGACTGCTCCCGGTGGTACCTGTATGCAGGGCCGTTGATGGTCCGCATGGGAAGGTACTCCAGGATAGGACTGGACTCTACGATAATCTTAGCCACAGAGCGCTCGATAGCGTCCTGGCTGGACTTGGCGGCCTCCAAAAGGGTTATGTCCGCCATCAGCTACTTACCTCCTACTTGTTTCCTGGCTTGCTACCCCTAGTGAGGGCGTCCTCAAGGAGTACCTCACTGGGAGTTTCGATGAGGCCAGGCAGGTTAGTGGTGTGACGGCCAGCAGCCGTTGGAGCGGTTGCTGTCTCATCTCCCTCTGCTAGTTTCTCCTGCTGATAGGTCTCCCACTTCTCATCCAGCAACCTCTGGGCATGCTGACCTGCCTCGTGGGACACCATCGCCTCGAACACAGCCTTCTCCCAAGCCACGATACCCTCGGTGCCTAGGTGAGTGAAGTTCTCAGGAGCTAGTTCAGCCTTGACTTCGGCCGATAGCTCTGAGCCGTCAATTACCTGAGACACTGAGGCGACTCTCGTGGCATAGGCATAGACCTGCGAGGCAGCAGCGATAGCGTCTGGGTTAGGCTCCGACGCTGCCTGCCTCCTCTGCTGGTACTGAGCGTAGGCAAGGGCTGCCTTCTCGTCACTTGCTATCTCAGCGGCAATGTCCTCGCGGGACATACCGGAGAAGTGCTCGTCCTGGTGGCGCTCATCGACAGTCAATTCGGCCTGAGACCTAATCGACTCCCGTTCGCGTTCCAGCGCGGCTGCGACTTGGGCGGCACCAGCCCTGTCAGCCCAACTATTGAGCAGGGGACCTAGTTGAGGATGTTCGAGAAGCGCTTTGAGGTCAAGACCCTTGAGCGGGTCAACCTCGCCGCCCTCCTGCCCACCCTCGCCTTCGGGCTTCTGCTCCTTGGACTCAGCCTCGCCAGTGACATTGCCTTCCCCTAGAGAGGTAGAAGCATCCTGCCCCTCCCCCTTAGAGGCTGGTTTGCCGTCTGGGCCTGCTGAGTCCGGTTTTTCGACTATGGTAGGATTAGCCTCGCCTGCAATGGCGGCGGCTAGTTCATTGACTTCTGCGTCTGGGGGCATAGCTCACTCCCATCTGTAGCTGCTGAGACGAGTCTAGCATATCTGAGTCGTATCTGTCAATGGGGACTTGTCGCACGGTCTACGGTACGTTGACTGATGCCAAGAACAAAGGCTATCTCAGCCTTTGGGACACCGCTCTCCCTCATAGCACGTATTTGCTTATCCCTAAGGAGGTTTCTCATACCTCTAACCCCGCCAGGAAACACATAGCGGCACTCGAATAGAGGACAGGATAGGCAGTGAGGGTGAACATCACAACCGTCATCTGAGAAGATAGTGTTCTCAGGTAGTGCGTCGGCCCTAGTCTTGCGTATCAGTGGGATAGTCTCGGCTACCACTACCTACTCCTCTCCACAGCACTCTCTCGACGACGTGACCTGCGCCTGGACCTACCATCACTAGACCCTATCTGCATACGGATAGGGATAAGACCATACCACTTAACCAGGGTGGCATCGGCATCAGGGTTAGCTATACGATACCTAGCCCTGAGTTCCCCTACGGCGCTCTCTATCCTACTAACAGCAGGGAGGTCGGATAGTCTCATTTGGAGTTCATTGGCGGGGACACCTAGACGAGTTAGCTCCTCAGCCTGAGCGGTAAGCCAGCTATCGTAGGAGGAGTACCTGGCTAGGTCAGGGTGTTCTCGCATCCTAGTCCAGACATCTGTAAGGACATTGAAGTATGGCCTGAGGGTATCCTGGGCCTGCTTGAACTGGAGGACAGTGGGAGTATCGTAGCGGCGAGTATAGGCTACCACACGCAGTCGGTCCTTGAGAGCAAGTCC